GAAACGCTATCGTCAAGTAGGCCCTTCATGCGTCGCGTCATGTCGTCAGCGACATCGGGGGACCAAGAAACCCCGTCTGCTACAATGGCCAAAGAGAGATCAAGGAAGTTGATGTGTATGCCTATGTTATTTCGTGTCATTACCGCAACTCCCTTGATCGTCTTCTTTGGTTGAATTATTACTTAGTTCCTGTACCTGAACCTTTGGTACCTTTTCCACCGGGAGCACCGAACTTAATCTTGTCCCAGTCAGTACCCTTTGAACCGGGCATGCCCTGTATCGGTTGCGATACGTTAGGCTTCCCATGTGTTCCTTTATTTGGTTGTGGCATAACCACTCCTTACCATTTACATTTATCCGCCCAATAGGCGGCTGACATTTTACCTTTGGATATGTTCTTTGCGTGACGGGCCTTAAAAGAAGCCTGCCTTGCTGTGGGTTTCTTATCCCCAGTCACACCCTGCTGACCGAAGCGGATGGTTTTAATCTTGTCCCCTTCTTTGGCAACAACAACATGTGACTTAGTAGGGTGCTTGGGTGTGCGCTTGCACTTGTTATAACCAGAAACTCCGGCACGTTCAAGGCGGGGATCTTTCTTAGAAGGCATTACTTCTTCTTTCTCTTTACCGCTGCGTTGTCTACAAGATTAGGGTACGGGCGGCCAGCGGCCTTAGCCCGTTTCTTCGCAGCAGCCTTCTGAGCACCAGTTAAAGGTGTAGACTTTTTTTTTGGGTTTGGCTTGTCCCAGAAAGCCTTGCTTCCCGGCATCTCTAGTACTTAGTCCGCTTGCTAATTCGTTCTTTTTCTTCGGCTTTCTGCTTTGCCTTATTGACAGGCTTAGCGGCTTTTTCTTTGCCAGCGTTATCCATCTTTTTGATCTTGGCTTTGCGTTCCGCTTCTTTCTTTTTATCAGCGCGACCCTGCGGGGTGCTGTCGGAGTATCCACCAAGTGGCGGCTTTGGTTTAACCTTAGTATTTACTTTTCTTTTTCCTTTGTCCTTCTTCGCCGGGGTAGCCATCACTTCCGCCATTCGTTAGCGTTATCCGCCGTAGTAGTTTTAACGTTAGGCATTACACTTGAATCCTCTGGGTGATTACCGTCCCCACCCATTTTGCTTGTTGGGTCCATCCAACATCCGCAAGACATACACATACTGACTCCTTATTAGATTGCTTGCTTACGCTGAACAGCGGCCTGCAAGTTTGGTCTACCTTTACTGCCCATTGAAGCCATGAGGCTCATAAGGTCAGGACGGCCACCTTCAGGCATGCCTTGCTGACCGGGTGCTACATCTCTCATGCGACCACTGTCACGAAGACCACCGGGAAGCCCATCCCCACCAGCCTGCATCATTTCATCAGGGGAGCCTGTTAACATGTCGGCTTCCATTCCTGCTTCTTCCGCTAGTTCTGGTGGGGCGGGTTCTGGTTCTGGCGGCATAAACGCCTGCTCAATTGCTTTTTCGATTGGCGTTCCTTTCTGCCTTGCCGTAATAACGACGCTCAATTGCTTGAGCACTTGGGAAACATCTTGACCCTGAGCGGCTAAAGCAGGTATGCTTTGCGCCAAGCCAGATACGGCCTGAAGCATAGAGTCGCGTAGGTTCTCGGTGTCTACCTTCATTGATTCTTCGCTAGCATCTAGTGCGAATGGCATTTGACGGCGAAGAAAATCACGGGAGATCAGTTGATCGCCACGGGCTTGCAGCCCAAAAACAAGAGCACGGTTAGGATCAAGTCCTGCCAGCAAGCCGTATTGGACATCTACAGAGTAGTCGCCCTTAATATCGCGGTCTGGTCGGTACTTTATTTCGTATGGGGCACCATCAGTATTACCGCGAAGAATTTTGGTTTCAGCACCGAACAGTTTCTCGTCAACCATGAACGCTTTGCCGACAATGCTTTCAAGAGCCTTGGCGAACATGGCTTGACCTGTACGGATCTGAGTATCGAAGCCTGACATGAGAGCCTGTACACCCTTGCCTGTGACTACGGAAGCATCTGTGTTCCCACCACGCACCTCAGGGTAACGTGACCCTTGACGTAGTTCCTGATCCAACACGCCCTGCTGAGCGAACGCGCTTGAAGGAACCTCAATAGGTACCCGGCGAACCTTCTCACCATTGGCTGTGCGGATAACAGAGTCCGAACCAAGGGCTAGTTCCTGCGCGTCAGGAGGAAGAACAATAGGGGCCTGAACGCTCTTCTGTGCAGCCTCAAGGCTGAGTAGCGCGAATCGGGCCTTAGCGACCTGTACAGCCAGCACGTCATCGAACTGTCCATGGGTCTCAGTGTCAACACCGGGCCTGCGAACAAACTCTAGGAGGCACTCTCCGATGGGGTTCTTTACCTTTTCAAGAACGATACCGTCACGGGTCGGGCAGAAGATCAGGTCTATCTTAGCGTCGTGGTAGCGGACTACCTCAATCATTTCCATACCTGTTGACTGCTGCTTTATGACGTTCTCACTGTCAGGGTACATGGCCACAAGTTCATCACGGTTCTTGTAGAACGAGAAATACCCTGCTTTGGTGTTGCCCCAGCGGTCAAACACTGGGTATGCGCCTATGCTGTCAAGGAAAGTAATGCGTGGCATGCGCTCATCCATGTCAATTTCGATCATGGCAGGCACGAAACCGTACGTGAAGTACCTGTCTGTGGCTGTGTACATCTGTGTCTGTACGTTGCTGAAGTTAATGTAGCCGTTAACGATACGTGTGCGCTTCTCAGCGAACTCACGTGCCGTGTCTGACACCATTCGTGCGCTTGTGCAGTTGAATGATGGCATTGGGGCTAGCGTTTCTGCTAGATCCCGTGCCGCAACGTCCACCATGTTGGCAACAATGCCCTTGTCGAAGGGGCCATCAGGGAAAAGATCAGGGTAAACGTCCCGCATTCGGCCCTGACGGACAGCAAGAACGTCCTGCATACGCCCATCACGGGCAGCAAACTGCGACTTGATGCGGTTATAGTGGGCGCGGATCTCCCGAAGTTGAGGTGACCCGCTCTGTGGGGTCGCGTTGCCGTACTGTTCCATCTGAATCCTTAAGTAGTTGTGAGGGTTACACACCCATAGGCTTGAATAAGCCCTGAATCTCTGAATCTACAAGACTTACAGTTGTTTGAGTGCTTTTGTCCCACGGTGTAGCGAAACTGTTCTTAACGTGCGATCTCACGTAGTTGGCGTTGGCCACAACCCTGTCTCGGCAGGCAAGTTCAGCAAACCAGAAGGCCATCACAATATCTGTCTTCTGAGACTTCGGAGGTGAAGGTGACCAAGTAACTAACTGCTCTATCATGGACTTAACAGCCTCTGACTGCTGGCTAGAAGGCAACTCAACCAGTTGATGCTTATCTTCCCACCCGGAAAACAATGTAGTCATTGACGCTACACCAAAATCCGTGTCATGCTTGTTCGTGCCAGTGAAGTGGGGCCGGATAACGGCACCCCTACTTGCACAAAAATCGTTCAACTCCTTATCGTGGACAAGGAATCCTTGGAACCCGTTGCGCTCAATGCGCCACTCTGTTACCTTGTACTTTTCCGTGAAGCCTTTAATCATTTCACGCATGGCTTCAGGGGTAATACCCGGCTTATTAAACACGTCAAGCACGTAACGCTTCTGCGTCTTCACGTCCAAGCCAATGATTACCGCTGCAGTGTGACCAGTCGTTGCAGGGTCAACACCCCCAACAATAATAAGGCCATTCATTCCATCAGCCCGTTGGTTAACCATACCTTTAGGTATTGGTCCCGTCAAACGGTTGCCGTTAATCGCAGCCTTGACGGATTCGGGAGAAAACACCGCGTCGTCAGAGACCTGCTGCTGCTGATAGACCATAGCCCAAGCCTTCGGACTTACCCGTCTACGTTTCTTTGCTAAACGAGAACCATCCCACTTAGGGTACAGCCCATCGCTGTCCTGCTCCTGATCGTCAACCTTAACCCCAGCCTCAGGCTGATTGGTTTTAGGCCACAAAGTTAGCCAGTCTTCCTCTTTGTCTTTGAAGTCAAGGACGGCTGGCATGCTGAGGTACGTCCATGGGCTTTGCTCGTCAGGGTACCGTGAGTCATCCTGCAATTCCCGGTATAAATCTTTGGAGGAAAGGCGAGTCCCCACAACCAGCATAGATCCGTTACTAGAGACACGCGAGATAACCTCGCTTTGAAGCCAGTTAATCTGCTTCTCGTACTCGTGGGCGTTGGTAAGGTCAACAGTGTCGTCAAGAACAATAAGGTCGGCTCTTGCCCCGTAAATGTGCCCTCGGATACCCAAGGCTTGAACTGTCGGATCTTTCTCACCACTGTCCCTTGCATTATCAGACACGTAAATCATCGTCTGATTCCACGCCTCAGAGTCCTTATCGAAACCCCCATCAGGGGCGTACGCCGCAATCATCTCATCATACTTAGGATGCGTCAAACGAGTCTTAATCGCGTACAACATCTTCTTAGCCATCTCAGCAGTCTTAGAAACCAAAATAACCCGGATGTTCGGGTCCATACAAATACGGTACACCACGTAGTTGATAGTCACAGAAGTAGTCTTACCATGCTCAGGAGGCATGTTCGTAATAATCAAGTCCTTCTCGCCCTTATGAAAAGCCATAGAAGGATGCAGCCAAGAAGGATCACGGCCCTCAATCAAATCCACCACATTCTGCATGTGAGGAAAAACCGTCGCATCCAAATACTTCTCACTAAACTCAGGAAACGACAAACGCGGCCCCTGAGCCTCAACCGCGCTAGGCTCAAGAATCCGCAAAGTCTTAATGCGATCCACCGCAATAACAAAATCAGGATCTTCCTTACGCCAACGCTCATAAGTAGAACGAGTGCGGCCCACAACCTCCAAAGCAGACTTAACATTCTTGCCACCCTGCATCTGCCTTAACAGTTCCAGTTTAGTGGCCTCAAGTTGCTCCGGGGTAGTCCTAGCCACACACATTCACCTGCCTCAATAAAGGGTACATAATCATCTGCCGTCAATATATAAACAATCATATTAAAATCTACTGAGGAGGGGACCGAAGGTCCCCGACGAAGTGCTCTTAACCGCTCCGCTCCCTCAAGGTCGCGAAGCCCCCAAAGGCGAAGCGAACTCGGTGCCCTCACTCGCTCGTTCCTCGCTCGTTCGGTTACAACCCCCACTATATATTAGTCAACAAAAACCAACTCTTGGACACCAAAACCTTAAACGTTACACAATCGTTACGTAACAACGATGAAACCGTCCTATAACCGGACAAACAAATATTGCACACAATCAAAACAAGCCTATACTATTACTATAGCGTGTGTTTTTTAACAACGCCCCGGTCAAGTTTGGTGCGGTGTTTCGCGCGATTGGACAAAACGGACATTAAGTACATATCAGTCATATGGGGCATATGGGTCTATGTTGTGTTTCTTGCGACCGTCAAAATCCCGACATATAGGCACGGCTTGCTACAGGGTCGGGCCGATCCATATGCATATGGCAAGATCCGCCCACCTATCGAACATATGTACGACGCTTGACTAGGTGGAGTGTTGTCCGATAATCGGTGCAAGGTGTCCGACTTTGTGACTTTTGGGTAGGTGGACTAATACTAGTCAGAGAATCCTAGGCCCTTAGAATGGCCGTATGGGCTTCGTATCTGAACGGTGTTTAGATATGGGGGAATGGGGGTATTTTGAGTGTGACCTATCTCACATAGTTGCTTACACATTGGGC